AATTCTTCAAATGTCTTGATGAGTTTATTAAAACTAAAATCGGCGGTACCAATATCAGCATTAGTAGTTTCTTCTAGAATTAATTTTTCTTCATTTTCCATTATGTTACCTTTGTTATAACTTTTCTATTATACTATATTTATAATTTTAGTTTCCTCTGCCAGTACCTGGAGGCGCAGGAGCGTGAGCGGTACTTGCTGATTGAAGGACTGTGGTGTTGTCGTTATTGTTGATTACTGGAGCATTAATCATTGCGCCTCCCTTAGCAACGGGCTCTGGCTGTTTAGCTTGACTTAAAGCATTTATTCCTTGTTCTAAAATCCCACTAGGCATCTGAACTTCGTTCCTAGGCGTCAGTTCTGGTGCATTTTGGGAGACATCTATTACTGGCACTGGCGCCATTAAGTCTGGCTGATTACCAAACATATTTAATTGAGGAGCAAAATCGGTACTATCCCCTTCGCTATAACCTTTTTCATACAAAGGCAGTTGTTTTTCCCCTTCAATACCTACTGAAGTATCGATTGTTTTAGGATCAAAAAATGATTTTTCCTCTAACCAAATGTCCCATAATGCTTTTTCGATGTTAGTATCGTGAGTAAATATAGAACCTACACTTGTACCGGCAGTAGCTAATTCATTTTGAAGTGTTACATCTGGAGTTGACCGTTGCAGTCCTGCTTCCGTTAGAGCATTACTACTAACCCGTAATTCATCAGTTTTAGGATTGAATTCAGCTTCCTCTCCCCCACCAGCGAGTGCGGTGGGAATATCTGTTGCTTCTGTAGAAACTGTTGTTGTGCCGGTAGCTCCAGGTGCCAGCTGTTGAGCAGACTGTTCTCTTTGCTCCTGAGTTACTCCGTATCTTTGTTGAGTATAGTCTTCTTGTGATATTTCTCCTTCTGCCAATTGTCTTTTTAATTCCCAATTTTTATCATCTTTTTCTTCTTGTTCATCTTCCCAATTTTTATCACCTTTCTCAGGGACTAGCTTACCCATCTTGAAAGTTCCTTTTGTTCTTCCAGCGGCCTTCAATTGCTTAGCCTTCTCCTGTAACCGCATTCTCTTTCTTGCTCTTCTAACTTTAGACTTCGTGAACCTACCCTTAATATCATATTTTTTCCTTAATTCCGTATTATCTAAATCAGAATCATCCTTTGCTTGAAGTTCCTCTTGTTCTTTGTCTTCTTGTTCTTGTACTTGTGATATTGCGGCGCCAGCTTCCGGGCTCAACTCGCCTTCTTTCTTCCCAGCACCAGCATATTGTTGATATCCTCTTCCCCTCGTCTTCTTCTCTTTACGTAACCTATCGAGTTTTTTATCAACATCAACCGACGGTTTTAATGTACCTTTCTCACGAGCTAAAATTTTATCTTCTGTTCCTTCCCACCAGCTACCCTTTGTAACTTCCAGCTCTCGTCCCTCCATCTTTGCGTTTCGGATCTGATGCAATTTTTCTGTATCTTCTTTTGACCAAGTTTCTTGATCAAGAAGTGCTTCTATACTACTGAGATCCAACTTTGCTAATCTTTCTATATCTTCAATAGTACCGTGTCCCAAACCTACATCTACAATACCTGATTTCTCGGCATCTTTCATTAATAAATCCTTATCTGCGGGATCTAGTTTGGAAAATCTTTCCCCTTTTTCAGTATCAGTTTTATCCGATATTTCTTCTGCAACAGTTTCTCCTATTTCTCCGCCTAAGAAATACCCTAGTCCACCGCCAATTAAGCCTCCAATTATAGTTCCAACAACGGGAAAAATAGCTGTACCAATTGCCGCTCCGGCCATTGATCCTGCAACTCCAGCACCAAGTTGTCCGGTAGACTTAGTATGTGCTATATTCTTTTCAGTTCTATCTAGGTCTTCTCTTTGTTCTGTAGAATACATATCAAAGGCAGTCAATGCAAGTGTTAATGGTATTGCGGCTTTACCTAATAATTTCGTAGCACCTTTCCCAATTCTAGTTATCCTAGACCCCTGTTTTGCAATTTCTTTACCAACTCCTGATGCGCCAGGTTTGCTCCATCCTTTTTTAAATTGAGTAGCTTTTGAACCAGCTCCGCCACCACTACCCGGACCTCCGACAGTTGGAGAACCAGTATCCGGAAGCATTCTTTTCATCCAATTGGGAAGTAATTTGTTTGCAAAATTACCCATTGAAGTAGATGCACTAGAAAGTAGTCCTGTTGCAGTTCCCAAAACACCAACACCAGTAGTCAGACCAGTAAGTACCATTCCGATTCTTCCTAGTGGGGACATAAATATCTTACCAAGTGTGCTAAGAAGTCCGCCTTTCTCAGCACCTGCTTTCATTAAAGTTGGAGCGCCAGGTTTTTTCACCGAGAATCCTTTATCTCTTCCAGCTTCTAGTTTCTTTCCGGCCGCTTTAATTTCTCTTCGATCCCTACGTTTGTCAATATCAAGTTTTTCTTTTTCAAGTTCAAGAAGTTCTTCAATTTGGTCAGACTCAACTGGCAATGCTTCTTCTGCTGTGATAACTTCCGCCAGAGAACCACCAACATCACTCCCATTTACCCCATTTGTATCCGGAGCGGATTCAATCCCTATATTTTCTCCTTCAACTGAGGGGGCTCCAGGTTCTGTTTTTGTGAGTGTTTCTAAGAAAGGGGGCGAATGTAATCCTAAACCTTCTATTAAGAGATTCTGCTCTTCTTTTGTTCCGTCGTGAATAGCCTTGTTTATTAGTATACCTTTTCCTAAAATTACATTTGTACCTATCGTCTCCTCTTTTAAATCATCTACGGCGGCTATTAGCTCTTCACTTCCAAATCCTGCACCTGGTGCTCCTGTGACAACTTGATCGACTGTTACATCTGGTCCATTTTGATTTTCATTCTGATTTTCATTTTCATTTTCATCTTCTTGATGCAATCCTAACAGAGATGTTTCGTATCCTTCAATTTCTGTCAGTCTCGCATTTTCTTTTTTTATCAGTTCACCTTTCTGGATAAGTTGAATAAGATGCTCATCATCCATATCCTTAAATTCTCCAGCAAATATCTCATCATTTTTGAGGTTTTTAACAAGATTCGCCAGTCTAACATTCGATCCATCTAAAAATTTTTCCTGGATGACGGCAATATCTTCCTCTGCTTGAGCCTTTTTGTCCTTTGCTTCTTCCTCTTTAAGCCTAGAGAGAATATCTTTCTCACTCTCATCATCGAACACTTTTAGAGCGTAATAATCCCGAGCCTGTTTTGCTAATCTTAACTCATCCTTCTTTATCTGTGCCTTATCCTCTTTCTTTAAGTCTTTTTCCGCTTGTCTAGCCGCTTTAGTCTGCTCGTTAAATGCGTGCTGTTTCCAGAACTCTTCTTCTTCTAATCCCCCTATTTTTGATGCACGGAGTCGTTTGCGGAGTTCTTTGTCTTTTATCGCATCTTTTACCTTTTGAATTCTTTCTTCCTCGCCCTGCTCCCGTTCTGCTATAGTCATATCAGTATAGCCACTTTTAGCATCTTTTACTGCTTGAATCCAACTACCTTTTTCACGTAACCAATTATTATGGATTTCCTTTTCTTCAGCAATTATCAATTTCGTTTGATCTTTTGCTTCCGCTGCCTGTCTTTTCTTCAGATTCTTTTCCATTTTGGCTTCACCGGAAAGAATCTTAGTTATTTTTGAGATGCCCCCGGTAGCCATGGCCCCAACTCCGGCCATCTTCGCAAAGGATTCCATTGTACTAGGCATTTTAATTCATCCAAACGGGTTTATCATCCTCTTCAGGAGGTTTGATTGAAAAACTCGTAGAACATCCACACGTGGTGACCGCTCTAGGGTTTTCAAAACGAGGACCAGGAGCAGACAAGTCTTGTGACCAATCTATCTCTAATCCATCTACTACTATATGACTCTTACGATCTATTACTATGGGTAGACCTTTTGACTCAAATACTAAATCTTTATTCGCTGGTTCTCCGAATGTTAGAGAATACTCATAACCAGCACATCCGCCACCTTTAACGGCTATTCGTAGAGGAACATCCTCTGACAATTCTTCATCCTCTCGAATTCTCTTAAAGTTTTTTGCGGCTATATCTGTTAGACTAATCATTCCTCTATCTTCTTTTTCTATTATCGTGTCTATCTTTTTCCTCGTGTAGCCAAGTCGTTAAAAGTGAAACGTAAATCTCCCTTTCATACGGTATCATATTCTCTAGGTCTGCAAGGCTGTAATTGTGATGTTGCATAAGTTGAAAGTTAGTCTTGTAATGGTTGACCAACGTATCGTAACTTATGCAAAGCCGAAAAAATCTTCCAGCCCCTCCAATGTGACTGGTTCTTTATGACCACATTTTGTACACTTATAGTCAACCTTATGTCTTAATGTCGGTAAATTTCCAAAAAATTCTTTAATATCGTCAAACGCATTTTCGTGTAAACTCTCTACAAATGTAACCATCTCAGCCTTTGATGTTTCTTTACCTTTATAAACATTCTCCGCATCAAATACATAATCTATTGAATCAACAATAACTTTAAACATCTTTTCAATAGGATCATTTTCGTTATCGTGGACTTTCACTTCTTCAGTAGACAAATACTTTAATTGAAGTCCAATATCATCCTTTAGCATTATCTTTGAATAATCTTTTTCAGGAAAATCAATTTTGATTTCATCAATCCTAATTGGATATTTATCTATGTTTCCACAAAGTTTCCCGTCTGGTCCTTCTTGATTACAAGTAAATGATGGTTCAATCATTTCGCCACGACTTTTTGCTCGAATATTTAAAAAGAGATAATCAACATCAAACGCAGGTAACTTATCTGCATTTATCTTTCCATCAGTACAGTTTGCGATGATTCTTATAATTACATCTCTTATTACTTTCTGAAACTCATCTCCCTTTAATTCCTTTGCTCCTTCCATCGCGGTTAAAAGAATCTTTTCTTCTTTCACCAGAAATGGTCTGTAGGACACGGTCTGTTTTTGATCCGAAGGCAGTTTTAAACTATATATCGGTGTTTCTATTTTTGGTAATGCCATAATATTATCTCCTATGAACAATTATATTATCAATGCGGGGAATAAACGGCTATTCCCCTTACTTTATTTTGCGTTAGCTGAACCAGCCTGAATTTTTGGAGGAGGTAATTCTTCACCAACTGCTATATTGTCCGGGTCAGCCCACCATCCACTTGCAGGATCAGTATGATTCCAATCTCTATATGCCCAAGTTACAGTAAATGTTGCTATCTCTCCTTCACTGCCCCAAGTATATTCTATTGGCCCAACAGTTGTTGGATATGCTTCTATTAAAACGACATTCGCAATAGCGCCTCCTTGTCTATCGAGAGGAATAATTCTAACTTCTCCCACATAATCGAGATAATAACTTAAGGTATATACTTGTCTATGTTTTTTCGGAGAACCTTTGGAATGTCCGGTACCGTGTTTAACTTGTCCCACAATAGCAGATATCCAACCGTCAAAAAATCTATGTTCAGCATAATCCTCTCCACACATAAATATCATAGTCGTAGTGTCTACAATTAAATCATTTGCTACTTTAAAAATGGGTCCAAACCTCTTGTAATCGATTGTACCTACACTTTTACCAGGTAATGATACTTGTTTTGCTTTATATGAAAGAAAAGCGGAGCCCCCCTTTTCCTCATCTGCGCCAGTGTAAAATTTTCCTAAGAATTCGCCGCCGCCGGAAGTGCCCATTCCTTTGTGTCCTCGAGGCATATAGATTTCTATAGAATATAAATTATTTCTAGCAAAATCTTCTCCTCCTATTACTTCGTTAAATTCTGATATTAGCATTATTTACTCCAAACTGATTTTGCACTGGCGCCAACAAATTTCTGATATGGTAGAAATATAACATTTTCCCATTCATTTGGTGGTGCTTCTAATAGACTTGTTCTTACGTAACCATATAAGTATTTATGTATCATTTTGTCTGCGCCTTTAATATTTCGTATAGCATCCCAAGAGATATTGAATCTTGCGGCATCCGTCATATCTTCGACTTCACCGTGTTGAGTAGCGAATTTCATTATTTTTTTGAAAAATATCATCCTGTCCATAGGAGATACATAATGAAAATTGAGTCCTAAAAAGCCTCCCTTATACACATCAAGCACAATAATAAGAGGAAATTTATCCCAATATGGTAGAATTTCTTTAAATTTGGCGTCATATCCAAATGTATACATCTTCCCAGGAGCCAGTTTTCCTTTCTTTTTGAATCCTCTAGCAGATTCCCCGACTTTCCTCTTAAACCACGCTACAGATTTCTTTACCTTCATTTTTTTTGACGGAAGACCACCTCGCACATTACGAGTCAATTCGGCTCCAATAGCTCTTCGTGCTACTACCTGACTACTCTTACCAGATTTTGCTATTTTCAACCATTGTCCACCCATCCAACGATACTTGATACCATCAGAGGCGACTCTCTCGATGCCCTTTACGGTAGGAATTAATTTCTTTGCGACTCTTATAGCCATATTACTTCACCAAATGATCTTCTGTTAGTATTTTAAATTGCCACTTCCTATCATCACAAAATTCTCTAGCCATTTCAAACTTTGCTTCATTCACTTTCCACGTCTTCAACGCTCTTAAATAACGATATTTAGACTTAGCGGTCTTCCCCATTTTTGGTGGTCCGACCTGTGTCTTTGGCTTAACTTCTATTACCATATGATTAATCTTCCCGCCTTCTCCTAATACTTCAATCCAGAAATCAGGAAAGTATCTGTGAACTTTCCCATCGACAGGACTGACATATGGGATGACAAGTTCTTCACTATTCCATTTCATTACATTGGGATTAGTGTCAGCATATACCATAAAACGTCTTTCCCAAGATGAACGATACACAACATTATCAACTGCCCCTACATATTTTGAGCGATTTTTTACTTTATATTTTCCCTTATAAGCCATCTCAACTATTTATATAAATAGTTTAAAGGACTTATTATCACATAGAGAAGGACAAATGGCAGTAAAAAAAGGACGAAGTGGTCCAAATATTGGTTCTCACGGAACCGCAATATCCGTAGATGATGTCAACAGTAGTCTCACCGAACCATACGACATAGCATCAACATTTGAACCCGACCCAGGCCCTTCTGAAGCCGATGGTGTTGGAGTATACAAATTTCCTTTAGATGATGTATCAGCAGGAGGTTTTTGGACAAGATTAATAATCAATTCTTGGGTGCCAGTTATTCGTAGTGAGAAAGATCCGATTGTAGCTGGTCAAAATCACTCATTGGATAAAGATTCTCTTGCTAATATTTGGCTACCTATGCCCTTAACTCTTTCTACTACCTATAATCAAAAATATACAGAATCAGATAATATAATGGTTAATAGAGGCTCCAATGCGGATGTAATGGGATATCGAGGAACAGGAGCTGAACTTCTGGATCAAGGAGCGTCCGTGCTTGCAGGTGCAGCCAGTGAATTTGCTGACTTTACTGCTTCAATGCTGAACGTAAACAATTCTGGTAAAATGGCAATGGGTTCAGTAATGAATCAAATGATGGGATTAGTGTATGATGGAGCATCCTTAAGGTCACACACTTTAAATTGGAGAATGATCCCTAAAGATAGAGCAGAACAAAATGCGATTGAAACGGTTTGTTTTGCTTTTAAAAAATTCGCGGCTCCGGTAGTTAAGGGAATTATGGGCGGTGATGTTAATTTTGAGAGTTCAGCCAAAGTCCATAAATTGTCGAAAATCAAGATAGACGAGACCACCAAAAAAGCGACATTTACACCGATTGCGGCAGGATCAAAAGAAGACGTTCAAGATTCTATGAGAAGTTTAGGTAGATTAGGTATACCTGTAACAGTCAATGTAGAATTCTGGTTTGGTGCGAGTCGCAATCCTCATTTATTTCAAATAAAAGATTCTTTCATCGAATCAGTAGAAGTGATTTACACGCCAACAGGAACGTGGAGTGCTTATGAAGATGGAGCTCCAATTGAAACTCAATTAAATGTTACTCTTAAAGAAAATGCAATCATCACTCAAAATGATATAGATCAAGTTGGAGGTTATTAATAATGCCAAAATATACAAAAATACTTCCTCAACTAACTTATAATGGAGTAAGCATAACTGATATCACACACCGATTAGATATGCTCAAAACCGTCGAAAAATATGCGACAATGTATTATTCGGTCACAATAGCCGAAGATGCTACTCCCGAAAAAGTAGCAGAGCAATATTATGGAAATTCAGATTATTGGTGGATTGTATGTGCAATAAATAAAGTGGTTGACCCTTTTTATGATTGGGTAATGAGAGAAACCGAAGTCTATGCTTATGTGAACAAAATTTATGACGACCAAGATGAAATTCATCATTATGAAGATGCTGAGTTTATTCAATATCCGACAAACAATGTAGAAGAGGACAGAGTACCTGTTACTAATTTAGAATGGGAACTACATTTAAACGATAAACTGAGGCATATTCAGTTGCTCAAACCTAGTTACGTTCCAAGGATAGCAAACGAATTTACTAAATGGATGAGAAATACTAAAACACAAATTCAGGAATAAGACAACAGACTATGCCAGGTCCTTTCCCCACTACAGAAACATTAGATCCACGCACTATCTCTGATTGGAATTGTGATTTTATAAATTACAAAGGCGATAGTGACGAATTGAGTGGTATCATTAAAGGAATGAGTATCTGGGAGTCGATATACAATAATTGTATGTTTGGTAACATAACAATAGAAGATGGAACTGGTCTAGTCGAGGCTAATGGTATGGTCGGCTGTGGTCTAGAAGAAGTACATTTTGAGATAACGACCCCGAATACGGGTTCTGATATGGCCTCTACTCTCGAAAAGGAGTTCAAAATTGATTCTATATCTACTGGAACAAAGACTGCAAAATTTACAACATATAATATAGGAATATCATCTCCTTACGTCACTATTAATAATAAAAAACTAATAAGTCGTTCATTTTTGAAGATGACGGCATCTGAAATAGTAGAATATGTAGGTGCGAATATTTTGGAATTGGGAGAATTTTTATGGACTGATCTTACGGTATCTCCTTCTCTTCACGAAAAGAATATAGTAGTGCCAAATTGGAACCCTTTCCATTTAATAAATTTTCTTGCGAGAAACTCCGTATCTGCAAAGGGAGAATCCAATTATCTCTTTTTCGAGAACAACGATGGATTTAAATTTATGACGATGGACGAATTAAAGGGCGGAGACATAATGAGATCATTTACTTTGAAGAATATGCCCACGAAAATTGTCGAAGATGCTCAAGGATATACAATTGATAATGCGATTATGGATAAATATTCTGAGCAGTCTCGATTTAATATACCGGCCGGACAGGTAAACGGTCGATATGGTTCAGCGGTACTGACACACGATATTCTTAAAAAGTCGCTAGAGAGTTATGAAGTACATTACGAAAGCGATAAAGATAAGGTAATGGCTGAAGGTATTGGCTTAAACGGACCAAAAGAATTACCATTTTCGGAATATAATGTATGGCAACATAATGGTTTTATGAGTGCTAATGGCCTTTATAATTTCCACGAAAAAGGAGAAAAGAGTCATTATCCACTATATGATATGAAGAAAACTGAAAGAAGTGCGAATACTATTAAATTTGATGTTCCTGGTGATTCAAATTGCTGGGCGGGAGATGTCGTATTGCTCCGTATACCAACTCATATTCACGTTCACGATGTACCCGAGGATCAGTATATGACAGGAAAATGGTTAGTTGTCGCAATACATCATAAGATTAATAATTCAGGATATACAATGACGGTAGAGTGTATGAAAGATGGGTTCTTTGGGGATCCAGATAAAGTAATTGATGAACGTTCATAATACAAAAATGTGATGAAAAAATTTTCACAGTATCTAGAAGAAGCAAATTCCAAGTATATTGTTTCCAAAAACCCAAGCGACAAGAAGTGGTATGTAATGGGTCACGTTGGGAACAATAAATGGATGCCAGTTTCTAATGGATTTAAAGACAAAACCCAGGCACAGAAGTGGTTAAAGAGTCAAGATAAGGTAGACTCCGCCGCTCGTAAAGAAATATAGGAGATTAGAGATTATGCAATTTATGGGATTTGATGGTTTCATCTGGTTTATGGGTGTCGTAGAGGATAGACGAGATCCAATGTGTCTAGGAAGATGTAAGGTACGAATAGCGGGCCTTCATACAGAGAAACAAGAACAGGGTATTGACGAAGGTATTCCTACTACAGACCTTCCTTGGGCTCATCCAATGCAACCAATTACTTCAGCCGCGATGAATGGAATTGGGACAACTCCACTTGGCCCAGTAGAAGGGACGTGGGTAGTAGGATTCTTCAGAGATGGAGAAGCCTGTCAAGATCCTATTATGATGGGAACTTTGGGAGGCTATCCGACTAAGCCGCCAGCCAAGACTGGTTTCAACGATCCAAACGGAGTTTATCCGAAAGTCACCCATTTGATGGAACCAGATACGCACAGGCGTGCGAGAAAAGATTTCGAAGGACCTCCTGATGTAGGAGGAGGATCGTCTAAAGGTACTGACTTACCAATGGATAATTACGCGGCCGTATATCCATTTAATCACGTAAGAGCATCCGAGAGCGGTCACGTAGAAGAATGGGACGATACACCAGGAGCAGAAAGACTTATGAGGTATCACAAATCAGGTACGTGGGAAGAGATAGGACCAGACGGAACACGTACAGTAAACGTTATGATGGACAATTATCATATAGTAGCGGGTGATGAGAATATTACGGTAACCGGGGATGTCACGTTCAAAGTAGAAGGTGAATTGACTTTTGAAGCCAAAAATGATATAACTTTCAAATCTATTGGAGGAGATGTAAACATAGATGCTGGAGGAGCTTGTAATATAGACTCGACTGATGACTGCACAATCACCTCTGGAGCTGGTATAACCACAGAAGCAGGTGCTGTGAACTGGGTCAAAGGGGCCGGTCTAAAGCTAAATTAGCCGAAAACCGCTAAAAACCGTGTTTTTACGAAAAAAAAAAAAAGAATTGGACATCAGGATAGAAAAAAATGGCATTATCACCAAGTAGTGTAATATCATCCTCCCAGGGTACTGGGACTTTTTCGAGTGCCTCAGATGCGATGGGCGGTATCGGAAC